GGATCTTCTCGATAACAAAAAGATTCTCGTTGCCGCCTTTAAGGTACGTTGGAATGAGTTTCCCAACGCCCATAAGACGTTGTCCAGTCAGCTGGCGAAGTCTAATAACTCCGTGGCCGACGGGCCCCTATCGTGGTGTTGCAAATTTTGCGACTTCTCTACCAAGGTAGGCATGGATGCACACTATCCAGGATCTGAAAGTGTGGTTCCCGAGCAGGATGCTTGGGACCGGTCCTATGCTATTCTCGTGGCATGGGCTGAAGTCCTCGAAATTTTCGTACCCGCTGTCTCATCGAGGAGTCAAGCGGAGAGGCTAAGAGAAAGCCTCCAAAGCACTGCTATTAAATTAATGGAAGCGGCTTTGTGTGATAATTTTGAGGCCATGGTGAAAGATACTGTAAAAGTTCTTCACGCATGGGCGATGGGAAAGCGAATTGTGTACAACAAATCACAAATCGCTTTCGAAGGTTCTCTTCTGCGGTTACTGAAACGTCGATGCGCTCGTGCCAATGGCACGGTAGCAAAGATGTTCAGAAATTGTAGCAAGACTTGTATGAATCTGATCCGATCTCTTTATGAAGCGAAGCGCTGTTGCCTAAAGGCATCAGTAGCTGTCGAGCTAAAAGCGAGAGCAGATCATAAACAAGTTATGCAGGAAGAGCGTGTTACGGATGAGGAGATGAGGGATGCATTGCGCGCGGCGACACGTATCGTGTTCCCGCCCGGGACTAAATATCGTCCCGGCGCATGTGTTCCGACTTTCGCTAGTTGCTTCGAGAATTCTCTCAGCAAGGGCGGGAACCACTCATTCGTTAGTCTGGATAGAAAGATCGACCTCGGTTATTCCGGTCTGGTTGAGGATACTTCGGCTGAACCAGAACGTTCATGCCTTGAAGCCTCCCTTGCCGAAGACAATCGAGTTGCCTACCAAGCGATTCCCGAACCTTGTAAGGTTAGGATTATCACTAAAGGCCGAGCCAATCTTTATACCGGTTTGCGGCGTTTGCAGAAATTTATGGTTCGACGATGGAAGAACACCCCTTTTGGGACAATGACTTCCGAATTCGAAGAAAAACTAAAATTTCGGCTCGAATCTGATTCGATGCTTAACGACGGAGATTACTACATTTCAGGAGACTATAGCTCTGCGACGGACAGGATGAACCTGGACGCCACACAGTTGGTCATGGAAGAGATACTGCGGAATTGCGGTCTGCTCGGTACTTTATTGGCCGAGCGAGCCCTCTTCTCGTTCTCCGGTGCTCACATTGAGTACCCGGATGGCGATATTATTCAGCAGTGCAGGGGCCAGTTAATGGGCCACCCGCTTTCCTTCCCTATCCTGTGTATTATAAATCTCGCAACCTATATGAAGACTTTTGACAGATGGGACTCTCTGGAGTTAACCCGTTCACCATTCATGATTAATGGAGATGATATCCTCTTTCGAGGGGATCAATCCCACATGGATCTGTGGCGAGGCTACTCAGCGAGGGTCGGATTGAGTGTGAATGAAGAAAAAACATATGTTCATTCTAAATACTACTTAATCAACTCTGTTCTAGGCAAGCGGGGGAGCGGAAAAGTTAATTACTATAACCGCGCTCTCGCTATAGGTCATGGCGTAAAAAGCGAACCTGTTCGACTAGTTACTCAGGCGGATTCTTTATGGAAAGCATTGGAACACCCCCTCCCCCGGGCGGAAAAACGCGGTAGAAGACACCTACTCGAGACGCTTCAGATTCATCTGAAGAAGTTCACGAGCAAGGGCTTCACGCCGAACTATTTCCTCCCAAAGGTGGTAGGTGGGTTGGGTCTCACAAGCGATGAGCGTCAAATATCTATGACATATACTCAGCGTAAGGTGGCGACTTATTTCATGCGCAATCCATATGAGCAAGCTTTAATCGAGAAATTGGGTGATAAACCCTATTCGGTTGAAGAGGCACTTAAGCATGTGCGTAAGATGAAACCTAGTTTCATTTCGACGCGCATGATCGGTCCCTTCCCCGAATTCTCTGATTTTGATTCTGTGTTAGATTCCTATCTTCATAGGGCTTTACAATTTACTGCATGGCAGAAAAATACAAAGCCTAAGACTGATGTGGAAATCCGACGTCTAGCTATCTTCCGTGCTCTTAAGCACAAGGAGAAACTGGCCTCGGACCGCAAAATCTTGCAATTTAGCTTGCTCCGCAGAATGATCCCCGACTTCAACAACAACACAACAACCGACACTATCGCCCTCAAAAAAATCGAGAGCGTCGCAGCATCCTCAGGAGGAGAATGCTACTAGTCAGCGACGTATAATTATAGGAATCGAAGAGCCAATGGTCCGAAAAGACTTTAAACTATAGCGTCCGAAATGACATATAAACTATGCTATTAGGGAGCTGTCTCACTTTTGTTTGGCAGATCCTTAGTGGGTCCCCGTGTTAATCGACTAGAACGGTAAGCTTAGCAAGCTTCCATTTGTTTGACCAACAAGTGGTACTTCCGTAGTAAGGATGAGACTGATACTCAAGTTGAAACGCTTGAAGTTAGATTTCTCTCCGGAATTCTCGACAGACTGCACGGCGAGGGTTGTGAACTTAGTTCCACAAGGGATTAGTTCTGACCTTCACGGGGATGTACAGTCGGCCTCGTTTGTCGCGAGGTGGCTCCACGTTTAAATAACGACATCATGCCTAGCAAAGCTAGTCATAAAAATTCATCAAAAAACGCAAATGCACGTGCCCAGAGGGGGCGTGCACCTGTAGCTCGGCAGGCACCCCGAGCGAGTCGTTCTGGTGCCCAGGGGGCGCCAGTCGCCGTTTCTCGTGACATTGAGCAGTTTACCAGTTTTGCTGGTACCGCCAATGGCGAAGGGATTCGGATGCGCGCATGCGCGGCTATATTTGAAATCGGTCGGATCTCAGGATCAGCGGCGGGTTCTGCTTTGGTACAAGGAGCGAATGCTTATTCGTCCATCCAATTGAATTTGACTCAGCCAGCTGCCCTTTCGGGCAGTGGGACTAAGGTTAATTCGCAGTTCACGTCACCAGTCTTCGATCTGATTGCCTCGGCTTTCGTACGATACCG